CACTGGTATTCGTCGCCGGGTTAATTTCGCGCTCGGGCTGCTGCGTTTCAGGCTTGCTATTAATCAGGTTATTCAGATCGGCACGGCTGCGCGCCGGTGTTACATCGCGTTCCGATCGCTGCGCCGGCTCAAACTCATCCGGGGTATAAACACCGAGAATCACGTCCGGGCAGTAGAGGCGCGCCCAGTATTTAACAGCCAGATATGCCAGTTGCTGCTTTGGCGCCGTCTTCCACAGTGGGGAATTACGCGTGGTGACATACTCCATGTAAAGCGGCTCACCCCACGTGATTTCTGTTTCACCTCGCAGCACTGCGCCGACGCGTACAGACAGACCGCGCTCATTTGATGCATTTGCCGCGCCAGGCTTAAACTTCTCCCAGTCGCCGCCGTACTCGTACTTGAATCGACCCTGAACAGCGGTTGAGCTGGTGATTACCGCGTTGACCAGCTGAGCTTCATAACCCAGCGTGCCGTTAACCAGGTGCGTTTTCTGCGCCACCGCGTAGGGATTCATTCCCCATTGCGCTGCCTGTAAAGCGATTGCCAGACAGTCAGCGGGTTTACCAGACAGGTGAGCAGGCACCGTTGCTTTTCCCTGTGCCATGACTTCGGCAAAGGCCTGAAGCTTATGCAGGCCGCTTGGGCTGAAGATTGCCGCCTTGGTGTCAGCTTCATTGACTGGCGGGGTGATGATATCGTTGCTCATGCGTAATCCTTTCTCTTGGCCCAGTCCGGGCGTGTAATTTCTTCGATGCCGCCCCAGTTACCTGACAGCATGCATTCGTGATAGGCCGTAAGGTCGCGCCGGAACAGGTCATAACCTACCGCCACGTCATCCTCACCAAGCTGAAACACCCGCACCGGATAGCGGCCGCAGTCGATCGACTCGCTAACAGCAATGAAAACGAAAAGCGGGTACTCACCGAACTGCTTGTTGAAACCTTCGCGGTAGTAGGCATCCTGGACGTGATAGCGGAACTCTTCGACGTGGCGGGTGAAGCGGAACATATCAGCCACTTTCTTCACATCGACAATAACGGGCTGGCCCGACAGGAACTTGTCCGGGCGGATACGGCAAAGTTCGCCGGTCTGTTCATCGTTCCAGTAGATTGACGCTTCCTGATGACCTTCCGCCTCGAGTAACCAGCGTGCCGCAGGATGAGCTAGGGCGCTGGCGCGCATCAGTTGCAGTTTCCGCCCCTGCTCGGCATCCATGACCGTCATTCCCGAGCTTTCGCAGTCTTTCAGGAATCGCTGCTCGTCAGCCTTGCCTTCATTGGTTCGCCGGTTGAATGCCGGAGCCACGATAAAGCGCTTATCAAACTCATCTGGCTCCAGCAGCAGGCAATGCAGCGCCGTTCCCATGTCCAGCGCCTGAAGCTTTTCTGGATCTTGGGGGGCGCCTTTGCGCCACTGGAATATGGCCGGGTTAATCGCAATGTCATCCAGCTGTGATTTACTGATGCCCGGGCCGCCGTGATAATCCTCGTTGCTGATGTCGTAATAGATGCCTGGCTGCATTACGCCGCCTCCTGATTTCCATGTCTGTTGCAGTAAATCCCGATCGCCACTTCTCGCCGCGCAACCCGCACCATTGCTTCACGTAAAAACGCCTCAGCGGCTTCGTGCTGCTCGTCGTCTTCGTCGAACATCTCAATAGCCGGGTAGTCGTAGTGCTTCGTCAGGAAGGCGCACAGAGCTGGCATCAGCGGGTTAGTTTTGTGCTGGTTCATCCGCGCATCAACTTCGGCGGCAATGAACTCCAGTTCACTGTCCGGCAGATTTTCAGCGATATCCTGCACCTCATTGCGGGCGGTTCTGTTCAGTCTCATTGCAGCGCCCTCCGCAGGAACTGCATTGCCACAGCCCACTTGGCACCGTCGCCAAACAGATGAGCCTCTCTTGAAAGCTCCTGAGCTTTCGTAAAGTAACGTGATTTCATGGCTGGCCTCTTTGATTCAGAGTGTCGATAAGATTGCGCCAGCCAGTGCGGAGGCGGCGGGTGATAGTGTCGAGCAGTGATTCGTCTAACTGAGCAACGCCCACGATGGCGCCGCCCGCGATGGCATAGTTCATCGTGGGTTCCTTGCTATTGGTTAGGTTGGGGGCAAAAAATGGCCCGAGTAGAGCAGGCCTGAAGGATGAAACGATTCTCTCTAAGGTGCATGGTGCGTAGCACCTTCAGCCGCACTTGGTGAATACGGCTGAAGGTGTCACTCATTGATGATAATGGGTAATAAAGAGTGTCGCCGAAGCGACCTCATGATGATTTGATGCCTGCTTTTATCCACATCAGGCGAGGTGGTTCACGCTATACCCCTACAGCGAGAATTGGTGATACTATTTCAACACCCCTACAGTGTTGAGATAGTCCATATGTCTGATGATAAAGGAATCATCGGTAAGATTACCGATGCGGTAACCGGTGCTGGCGGTGCGTTAAAAGGAGCTGTTGGTGCTGCCAGAGAAATACAAAAAATGCAGGTCGATTACTCAGTAAAAGAAAAGACCTACGATTTACTTGATAAACTGATGGATGCCCAACAGCAACAAATGGGCTTACAAGAGCTTTTGATGGCTGCGAAGAACCGTATCATTGAGCTTGAAGAGCAGGTGAATTCCAAAGCTAGATGGGAGAATGAGAAAACTAATTATGAGCTTTACCACCCCATTCCGGCTACTGCTGTTTACCGACTCAAGCTTGAGGCTGACTCGAATCAAACTCCGCATTATCTTTGCGCTAAATGCTATGAATCTGGAATGAAGTCGATGCTTCAATATAAAACAAGCGACCTTGCTCACGTCGTTATGGTTTGCCATTCTTGCAAATCCGAATATAGGTTTCCTCATCCCGAAGAAAATTCTCCAGGCGTCTGGTTCATTTAATTTATCTAAACTCAAGAGTTGGACACTCAGATTAATAATATGGGTGGCACCTTCGCGAACCTTGCAATAGCCAATAAAAAAGGCCGCGTTATGCGGCCTGTGATGCCCGCTGGCGGGCCTGCTGCCTGTTGCGCCAGGCTAGCTTGACCCACAAGTCGTGAACGCCATCACCACGCACTGATGCCTTGCACTTACTGCGGTAGACTGCTTAATCAGCCTGACACTCAGCTGCGAATTTCTTGCAGGTTTCCATGCCTAACCTCACTTATAAATGTGCGTTGCGCCCTTGCGGACGGTGCGGTGTCCCGCGTTATAGATAGCCACATCCGGCAGACATACCGATGTGCTCTCATGCCTGTCACGCAGAGAAGGGGAGATAACTGCTTTCTCAATGCGGCTGATGTGCTTAACCTCAATCGCCACAACCTCTGGCTCAATGCTGAAAGCCGTGTCGATGATTGATTCGATGCGTTCACGATCCATTGCCAGCGCACGACGACGAGCATGGCGGCGCGATTTGGCTGACTGTTTTGTCGATGTGCCGTAAGTGATAACTGTCATGGTTGACTCCTGAAGTGGTTTTGGTACTGCCGACCAGTTAGCTGATAGACAGTCCAAACCCATCTCGTTTGGTTAGTTGGCGCTTTGTCAGCGCTGCAATGTTGTTAAAGAGCATCACCGTCCTGGTGAGTAGTGCTTCCTGCTGATGGGATTTAATTTAGCGTTATGCTAAATATATGGCAATAGCAAAATGCTAAATAAATTAAGGGCGGAGTTTAGCTAAATGATTTAGAAAGGAATTTATTTTTTGAGGGGGTTTAGCAGGCACAAAAAAGCCCGCTCAGTGGCGGGCTTCTTAGCGTTAAGGGATCAACTTAAGTATCTGTCGAAGTTCATTGCAAGCTTTCCAGATATCGTCCTGAGTGTCGCCATCCCATTCAGGCGTCATCGCTCTCTCTGCCTGAAAATACCGCAATCTGATGTGTATCTCTGCAATTTCATCCCGCCTACATTTAGCGGCTATTCGATGAAGCCCCTTAAGGGGCGTTGGCTCCCAAGGCTTCAAGTTCAATCTTTCTTGCTTGAACAGTAGTGTTAGTTTTTTGTTCATAAGTTAATTACATAAAAGCCCGCTCAGTGGCGGGCTATCGGAGTGGGTGGCATGAACTGGGGCTTCTAACAGCAGCCTCAACTGGTCTTCACTCAAACTTTTCATTCAGCTCTTTAGCAATTTCATGCACTTGGCTTGGCTTAAAATCCTCATAAATTACCTTCGGATAATTGCATTCAGGAATAGTCCACTGGCTAGGCTGCTCTTCATCGCCTTCAATATGAATACCAGGATTATTTTTGTAATATTCTCTATTGGCATTTATATCTTTTATTTTTTCTACCGCGGAGTCGCGATCATAACCACTGATAACTAACCTTGCGGCAATCGTTGCATCGCTCAAGCGTTTTTCTTCATTAATCCTTTCTTCTTCATCTTCTAGTTCCCAATCTGCTGGCATCATTGACCTCTGCTGTGATTAAAGTTTAATGTTGCTGACGTTATGAATTGTCTCAACTTTTTAAAGGTATCTTCCCGCGACCAAGCTCTTAGACCAAACGCATTTTGGTCTCGATCGCCACGCCTAGCACCTTACAGTTACCGTTAACCGGTACCATAGGCCACTGAGGATTCAAACCCTTAAGGTACTTCTGGCTACCGTCGATGATGAGCTTCTTGAATGTGGCTTCGTTATCGTCGGTCAGCTTTGCCACAACTAAACTTCCATTCACTGCTTCACGTCCTGTATCAAACAGCACATAGGTTCCTGCCGGAATGCTCAGCCCGATAGGGGCGGTCATCGAGTCGCCTTCCACCTGCAACCAGAAAGCATCTCCCTGCGTATGTGCGTCAGACTCAAGCCACATATCGACATCCTTAATCGTATAGGGTTCACAGGCTTCATCCCATGCGCCAGCCTGAACCTTGCTTAAAACGGGGTAGCGCGCAGTCGGCTTGTAGTCCCGAGGGTTTGAAACGTTGGCGTCAACCTGTGGCTGATCTTCGTGGATGGAGTCAAGCCAGGCATTGGGCAGCTTTAAAGCCACCTCAATTTTCCTCGCCATCTTATCCCCGATGTTCCTAACGCTATTCTCCCCAAGCAGCTGACTAAATTGGGACGCACTGATGCCCAAAAGCTCTGCGAAACCAGCCTTTGTATTGCCATCGTTCTCAAGATGCCTCTTAAGGAGGTTATTGAGATTGGTTTTTCTGACGCTTTTATTTTCCATGGCCTGATTCTCACACTATTTAGCAATGCGATAAATATGCATTTTGCTAAATACTGCTTGTTAGTTATTTAGCATAACGCTAAACTTGGCTTTGAAGTTAAACAGGAGGCACCAATGGGTAATGAACTGCTCCGCTGGCGCAAGGAATCTTCAGCTGAAGACTGGATCAGCCTTGCTGTACTAGCGAAAACATCTGTTGGCTACCTCGACCAAATTGCATATGGATTCCGCCGAGCATCACCAGGTAAAGCCCAGGCAATTGAGGAAGCCACAAAGAAATTCACCGATTACACGCCGGTAAAGAAGGAAAGCTTAGTCTTTGCACCACAGCGCGCTACGGCAGCTTAAGAATCACCGCTCTTTACACAATCTAGCCCGCCGCCAACGCGGGGAACTTTAAACCGAAGTGACTTGCTCACCGCAATGTCACGTAACTACTTAACCAACAAACGGAATACTAACTGATGGAACGCGCAAAGAAACGCAACGAGGCACTGCGCATTGAAAGCGCCTTGCTTAACAAGATCGCCTTAATCGGCACAGAGAAAGCTGCTGAAGCTATCGGGGTTGATAAAGCTCAGATAAGTCGGTGGAAACGAGACTGGATCCCCAAGCTATCAATGCTTCTTGCAGTACTGGAATGGGGTGTTGTGGATGACGAGATGGCTCATTTAGCCAGGCAGGTGGCAAGCATTCTCACTAAAGAAAAAGCCCCGAGCGCTGGAACGCTAGAGGCCTGATGCACGAATCTTACTGGATCAACGTACAGGAGTAATTATGAGTTCTTTATTATCGCTTTACAAGGCTAAAGAGAAAAACGGCACCGCCACAACGGTTAAGAAAACGTTCCTGGTACCGCTGGCAGAGCTTTACGTCGAGCCGGGCTACAACGTCCGCGAAATCGATCAGGAGCACGTCGCTGAATTTCGCGATGCGTTCATTGCCGGTGAGTTTGTCCCTCCGCTGGCTGTTCAGGTTACTGAGCAGGGCATCAAGATTATCGACGGCCACCACCGGTACTATGGCGCGAAAATGGCGTCTGAAGCCGGGCATGAAATACCACGTCTTGAGTGCAAAGACTTCTCAGGTTCTGAAGCTGATCGCATCGCATTCATGGTCACCAGTTCACAGGGTAAGGCGCTGTCTCCCCTGGAACGTGCGGCAGCATATCAGCGCCTGCTGAATCAGGGATGGACACCTGCCGAGATTGCCAAAAAGGTGAAACGCTCACCGGCAGATGTTGATCAGCATCTTCAGCTACTGGAATGTGGGGATGGCCTGATAGCCATGGTGAAGGCTGGCGAGGTGGCACCGACAACGGCTGTTGCACTCTCACGTGAGCATGGCCCGAAAGCGGAAGCCGTGGCTCAGGTTCAAATGGAGAAGGCCAAAGCTGCTGGTAAAACGAAGCTGACGCGCTCAGCAGCCATTCCTCAGTTCAGCGCAACCAAAGCACGCCGCCTGGCTGAATTACTGGTTGATGCAGAGTTCGATCGGGATGGTGGTTTCGACAGCCTGATTCTCTCTCATGGCACCACTGAAGAGATAAAGCGGATTCTCGCTGATTATCGCTCAGGCATTCCATCTGACGGAGGCGGCGATGAATCTTGCGCATGACAACGTATCACCAATCAGGCCCTCTCTCAGGGCCGTGGAGCAACGTGTGGCAGATACAGACGATGGATACACGCGTCTGGCAAACGAGCTGTACGAAGAGCTGATAGGGGCCAACCTGACAAGGAATCAGGCGAAGGTTGCGCATGCTGTTTGCCGGAAAACATACGGCTTCAACAAGAAGATGGATCGCATTGCTGACAGCCAGATCAGCCAGCTCACCAGACTGCCCCGGCAGAAGGTGAACAAGGCGAAAAATGAGTTGATTCAAATGGGTGTCTTGGTTCGGGAAGGTATGCTAATCGGTCCGAATAAGAACCTCGCGGAGTGGCAAATTCCAGAGTGTCACCAGGATGGTGTCACTGTCACCAAATCAGTGACAAAAAGTGTCACCAAAGCGGTGACAGGGTTGTCACTAAAACAGGGACACACAAAAGACACTATTACAAAAGACAAGAAAGACATTAAACATACGTCAGAGAATTCTGGCGAATCCTCCGACACACCCCTGAGTAATCTCCCTGTCATCCGTCCTGAAGCAGCGACCCATTCACTGAAAGGTGACAAGTGGGGAACTGCTGACGACCTGAAGGCAGCTGAGTGGATGTTCAGCAGGGTGAAGATTGTTACTCCAACAGCTAAATCCCCTAACTGGCCTGCCTGGGCTAACGAAGTACGCCTTCTGAGAGGAACACTTGAAGTTACGCACCATGACATCTGCGAAACCTTCAAATGGGCCAACGCCGATCACTTCTGGCAGACCAATATCCTCAGCCCTGCAAAACTCCGCGCAAAGTGGGACACGCTCCGTGCGCAGATGAGCCAGCCAGGGCGTAACCGGCAGGCAGTAGCTCAGCAACCCGCTCAGCACTGGAACAGCCGCGAAGCCTGGGAGAATGAATTCCTATGAGAAATCTCGTATCAGCAATTCAGAATCGTGATGCAGGCGCAATGGCTCGCATTGCAGGAGATGGGCCGCGTCCAGTTGAGCGTGGAGTGCATGAAGACGTTGAACGTCTGGTAGACGCCCTATTTTCAAACCTGAAGCAGGTGTTTCCGGCATCGGTCAGCACTGCGTGGCGCAACCCCAACGACGAAGCAGCAGCGAAACGCCAGTGGATCGCGGCGTTTGCAGAGAACGGCATCCACAACAAGCAGCAGCTATCAGCAGGCATGAAACTGGCCCGCGCCAGTGGCTCACCGTTCCTGCCATCACCCGGCCAGTTTATCGAGTGGTGCAAGCAGGGTGAACACCGCGCAGCCGGTCTGCCAGCCGATGATGAACTGTATGACATGTTCCGCCTGTACTGTCGCGACCGTGGTATGTACGACAGCAGCGAAGAGTTCCCATGGGAAAGCCCGGCCTGTTTCCACATGGTGACAGCGGTCTACAACCAGATGCGATCATTCAACCTGACCGACACAGAGTGTCGCAAGCGCCTGGGCGATGAACTGCGCAAAATGTCTCGACGCATTGAAGCTGGCGAAGTCATCCCTCCACCGCGCAAACAGATTCCTCAGCTGCACATCCCGACCGGTAACGAAAAGGCACTGGACCACCTCGCCGACATTCGCCGCCGCTTTGGCCTGAAAGGTGGCCGCCATGACTGAGATGAACCGCATCCGCTTTGAGCGCCTGTATCGCAGCGTGCATGGCGATAAACACAACCTGACCCGATCACATCTTGGCTATCAGGATGCCATCGTAGACCGGGCGTTTTTCTTCTGGCTTGAGGGAAGGGAGAGTGCAGCATGACACAGGTAATTCAACTGGTAATAACACCACCGCTGATGCGTCAGGCACGCAATATTCAGCTGGCAATCATCGACCTTGCGAAGAAGCGCGACCTGAAGCCGGAACAGTTCCGGGCGCACCTGAACGCTATCGACATGCTGGCGCGTGAAGCGCATGACCTGATGGTTGATGCGGAAGATGAGCAGGAAGACAGGAGTCACCATGAACAACGTAATCCCCTTAAAACGCTCTGAGCACGTCATATCAGACGCTGAGCTGGATAAGCTGGCAAGTGACATCAGCAGCTTTGCCAGACGATATCCGGACTCAATGTGCCTGAGCCACGGCATCAGGAAGTTACTCAGCGACGCATTAAAGCGAGTCAAATTCGATGGAGACACAACGCTACCTGTTGCGTGACAGCAACATCCGACAGAACTGCATCAGCGCCATCCAGCAACTCCCCGCCAATCCCGAAAAACCTCTGCAGGTAACCATCCAGGAAGACACCAGAAGCCTTGCGCAAAACCGTATGCTTTGGGCTTGCTTGCATGATGTATCAAGCCAGGTGGTGTGGTACGGGAGGAAACTCGACTCTGAGAGCTGGAAACACATATTCAGCGCCAGCTTGAAAGGGCAGGAGACGGTGCCGGGTATTAATGGGGGCTTTGTAGTGTTGGGCCAGTCAACAAGCAAAATGCGCGTCGGTGAGATGCGTGACCTCATCACACTCATCCATGCCTTCGGTGCCGAGCAGAACGTCAGGTTTAGCGACGAGTCAGCGCGCGCAGCTGAATGGGCTGGAAGATTCGGGAGTACAGCATGACACCACAGGTTACCTCCATTCCTCAGTTGCTCATTGAGACCCGAGGAAACCCACCAGCAGTTGGCCGAGCGATCAAATCCACTCGCACAACTGTCAGGAAATATGCCCGAGACTTTAACTGCCGATATCACGTCGTAGTCAATGGTGTGTTGATGGTCAGTCAGGGCGATCGTGGGCTTCACAAAAGGAAAAGCAATGAAGAAAACATGGTTCACCCATGACCCTGTAGATACAGACACTGCAAACGAACTCATTTCCCGTTACAACGCCCGCAACATTCATACCCAAAAGACACTCGCCGCCGATCCCCGCTTATGGCTGGTTAGCGCGCTGTTGCCTGAAGGTAATCGCGAACCACGAAGAGACAAAACTTATGAGAACAAATGCTGGGCGTAAGCGTTGTTGTAGCTGCAGTACTGTGCTGACCAGTGAAGATAAACACCGGTTCGGAGTTAGCTGTGAAATCTGCGAAGAGGATATCTGGTATTACGAGCACCTCGACTATCTGCCAATTCATGCCGCATGGCGATATACCTGCTATCAACTGCGCTGGCTGTGGCATACCGCTGGCTACGGACGAGACATATGCCTGCGTCCGCTGCTGCGCCGGCTGGATGCAAGACGACAACATCAGAATGCACGGAGGGGGTGATGAGAAAAGTCAGGCGAAGATGTAAGAATGCGGACTGTCGAGAATGGTTTCATCCGGGTTTCTCAAATCAAACGTGGTGCTCACCAGAATGCGGAACCGTGATAGCACTGGCAAAGAGAGAGAAGGACCGACATAAGGCGATACAGGAAGCAGAACGACGGCGAAAAGATGAAGCTCAGCAGGAAAAGCGCCACACCAAAATCCGCAAGTTAGCAGTAAAGCCCCTCAGTCACTTCCATAAGCAAACCCAGTCAGCCTTCAACGAATATATCCGCACTCGCGATGCCGCCGATCCGTGCATCAGCTGCGGACGATTCCACGAAGGAAAATATGACGCCGGGCACTATCGAACTCGCGGCGCTTCACCGGCTACACGCTACGAAGAAACCAACTGCCATAAGCAGTGCGTACCCTGCAACCAGCACCTTTCCGGCAACATTGAAAACTACACGCCTAACCTGATTAAGAAAATCGGTCAGGCCGCTTTCGATCGCCTGATGGGTCCGCATGAGCAGAAGAAGTGGACGCGGGAAGAGCTACAGGAGCTGGCTGCGCACTACCGGCAGAAAACCAGAGAGCTGATCAAACAAAGGAGCGAAACACCATGAGCCTTGAAGCGACAGTAAAATATCATTTTCCAAAAACAGCGAGCTTTGCGGGTATGCCGCCTGCTACAGCTACAGATGCGCTATCAGGCACTGACTACATGGCTGCCATGGGAATGACTCAGAGCCGAGCGCCGCTGGGATATAGTGCGTTCATGGGGAAGGTTGGAGTAAGCGATAACGACGCCCGACGCGCCGTATCGTTATTAACTGAATATGCATTGAGTACCTGCGATAAGGTTGCCGCCTTGCGCAAGCTTGACGCTGATATTAAGCCAGCGGTTATGCAAACGCTCGCAACTTATGCCTACATGGACTATTGCCGCAGCGCTGCCAGCGTCAAGCCGTGCGATTGCTGCCAGGCGAAAGGGTTTATCGAAGCGGATGTGTTCACTATGAAATCACCGTTGTCAGGCGGCACCGTACGCAATGTGAAGGAAGTTGTTCGCGTTATCTGCAAGACCTGTAGCGGGAAGGGCGTGGTGTCTTCCTCGTGTCGTGACTGTAACGGACGTGGGCGGGCGGTTGATCGCAAACTGACTGAAGAGCAGGGCGTGCCGGTCATGGGGGATTGTAAGCGTTGCTGCGGGCGAGGGTATGAGAGGATCCCCGCGGTGGAGGCGTTTCGCAGCCTCTGCGATATTACCGATGCAATCAGCCTGGCTACGTGGGATCGAAGTGGAAAGCCGTTCTATGACCAACTAATCGGCAAGCTGGAGATTGAAGAATCATGGGCTAACTCAGCGCTGAATAAAGTAACTGGGTAGCGCAATCGGAAATAGCTCATTATTTTATCGTGAGCTATTTACTTTTCAGGAAGCTGGGGATATGATTCCTAACAGTTGAAGTTGCGCGCTGTTGTTTGACGCGTTAACTTAATCCAGTCAGTTCCATCGATTTGTGATAGTCAAAGCGCCCTGCGGTCTCACCAACTGCGAGGGCGTTTTTTGACCGCACTAGATGTCAATTGTGGAAAATGATTTTTGTTGATTCTATAGTTGTACGTGCGTATTATTCCGCGCCATCCGAGATGTCATCATCTCAGTCCTAATTTGAAAAAAATTAGCCAGCCCTTCTTGTCACGGCGCTATCAATTCGATACGTTGTGGTTGCAGACAGAAGTTTAAACGCTGCTAAGGAACTTAAATTGAACAAAATTCAGCCTGCAGTTGTGTACACACTGACATTCTTAGTCATCCCTGTTTGGGGATTCTGGCTTTGTTCGCTCATTAAGTAACCGATCAGTTTCAGACCCTTCTCATTTCTAAAGATTTTCTCATCCTTATCCAGTTAAAATGCCAATTGGTTCTAACGCTGCGGCCGCACGTTAGGTTTTTCTAACTGGAGTAAGGTACACATTTTATAAGTTCATCTAACGACTCTGCTTCCGGAGTGAAAGTCTGGATCCTAACCGCCATGGTTGGAGCGCTGATGGTTATTGTCAGCTTCTTCGCCGTAAGAATGGTAGGCACGATCGATTCCACTGATTCAAGTGTGCAGACAATCAAAGAAGTACAGGCATCCCAAGGCGAAATCATAAAAGGTCTTCAGCGCGACCGAGACAATGCCGATAAAGAAATTGAAAGGTTGAGAAACCAAGTAGATCGTCTGAAAGAAGATAACGCTGTAATTAAGGGCAAGCTGAAGTTATCCAGCTCACTCGATACCTCGAAGGCTGCCTCTGGGCAGCTTTTTTTATGCCTTTAATTCGCCGGGCTAGCTCAGTGGCAGAACGGCTGTCTTGTAAGCAGCGCGTCAGAGGTTCAATTCCTTTGCCCGGCACCAAATTCTGAGCCGAATAATCTCACTTAATCGGCTCATCCCCTCTCGGGGATAAGATTCACCTCATACCCTGTAGCGGGTAAGTAACATTACTAAATTATTTCAAAGGTCAGCCATAGAGCTGGCCTTTTTACGTTTTTCGCCCCTGCCAATCAACATCGACTCTCACCCTTTCCTGTGTGGCAGCGGGCGATTTTTTCTTCTGACTACCTACAGCACCGCCCGTAATCACGGAGGTGATATGAGTATCGATATGAGCAAACTGGCATCAGGCGCAGCTTACGGCGCATCTGCCGGGACAATCGCCAATGGTCTGCTGACCAGGCTGAGTCCCGATGAATGGAGTGCTGTAGGCGTGCTGGCCGGTATTCTGGTGGCGCTGTTCACGCTCGGCATCAACTGGTATTACAAGCGAAAAGCCACGCTGGCGCAGATTAAGGCGCTCCAGCGCTGGCCCACCGCACCTGGCCTCACCGAGGAATAACCCATGGCAATGTCAAATTCACTGCGGAACAAGCTGATCGCTGCCGCAGGTGGCGGAGCCATGCTTATCGCTACGGTATTCCTCGGTGGCAAGGGTGGTGTGGAAGGCCGCGTGTACGAGCCTTACAAAGATGTGGCTGGCGTCTGGACTGTCTGCGACGGACACACTGGCACCGACATCATCAAAGGCAAGAAGTATACCGACCGCGAATGCGATCGCCTGATGTGGAATGACCTGCAGCCAGTTAAGAAAGCAGTCGACGGGATGGTCAAAATTCCACTGGGTGAATATCAGCGGGCCGCACTGTACAGCTTCACCTATAACGTTGGCACAAACGCGTTCTCTAAATCGACACTGCTTAAACGGCTTAATGCCGGTGATGTCGATGGCGCATGTGAAGAACTACGCCGCTGGATTTATGCGGGCGGACAGAAATGGCGTGGACTGATGAACCGTCGCGATATGGAGCGCACCATGTGTCTGGCGGAGAGTGCAGATGACCTCAAAGGCTAAAGTGCTCACTGCGCTCATCCTGCTGGTTTTGCTGCTACTGGCCACTTCGGTAGCATTCGCGCTTTATTACCGCGGAAATGCCATTGGCTATAAGGCACAGCGCGACACTGCAACCAGCAATCTCAAACTGGCTCACGACACCATCACCGATATGCAGACGCGCCAGCGCGATGTGGCTGCTCTCGATGAGAAATATACGAAGGAATTAGCCAATGCTAAAGCGACTATCGATCAGTTGCATGATGATGTGGCTACTGGCAAGCGCCGGTTGCAGCTCAACGCCACCTGCGCGAAGCAATCTGCCTCCAGCTCCTCCAGCCTGGATGATGCAGCCAGCGCCCGACTTACTGACTCCGCTCAACGGGATTATTTCACCCTCAGAGAGCGAATCGAAGTTGCCGGAAAGCAAATAGCCGGATTGCAGCAGTACGTCAGAGAGCAATGCTTTTATTAGATATAGCTACTGAGTAAATTTTAATTACTTATGTGATCTTATTGCACACGGTCACTCCAAATAATTCCTATAAATAACTGATAAATATTGCTTTATACAGTATTGCACCCATAAGTCATGAAGCGTAAAATTCAATTTCACTGTTTATTTATACAGTGATTTATTGGTTTTTTATTTTACGTCAAAGAGGAATTTTTATGGGTTCAGGAAATGGTTTTGACAATGCTCATAACAACCAGTTTGGTGGTGGTGGGCGAGGACCGACCGGTGGTGTTAATACAGGCTCCGGCCCGTCTGGCAACGCTGGTAATGGTCGATACGTTCTGTCACCAGCAAAGCCTGGAGAAGTTGTAGGGCAGTGGGTTAACGGTGAATATCGCATTGAAATCTCACGAGGCATGAATTGGGTGCCAGATAACTCGCTTCATTGGTCAGATGGCCATTCAGGCAGTGAAGGTCGCGATAATCTTCGGACTAATGTAACGGCACCAGTTCCATCGGGATTCCGCTCAGCAGTTGATGGCTATATTTATACTGTCACCGTTGACGGTAATGACAATATTACCGGGGTAAGCCTTTATTCGCGGCCTATTTTGAATAATCGTAAAGACTGGAAAAATGGTGAAACTGCACGTCAGGCACAAGCTCGTGCACTCGTTCAGGTGCAATTAGATGCGAAGAAAGCAGCCGCAGCCGCTGCAGCACAAAAGGCAGCGAATGATGCAGCTGCCGCAGAAGCTCAACGTAAGGCTGAAGAAGAAGCCCGGCGTCAACAGGCTGAATGGGATGCTGCACATCCTGTAGAGGCGGCTCAGCGTGATGCGAATATCGCTCAGGATGCCGTAAATGTTGCTAACGCTAATCTGAATAATGTGCAGAATTCTTTAAATGCACAAAATGCAGTTGTTGCTCAGCGGCAAAATGAATATGACTCTTCTAAGGCTGCTTACGATAGGATTATGCAGCAGGTTGCAAAGCTGATTGTATTTGCAAACGAGGTAACATTGCCTGGTTACCGTCAGTTTTTAGCTGCCGGAGTCCAGGCTGAAAAAAATAAAGCGGATATGAATCTTAAACAGTCTGCGCTGGATGCCGAAGTTAATCAGCGCAACATTATTCAATCCAATGTTAATAATGCTCAGGCGGCAGCTAACGCAGCAAATTCCAACAAATCAGCTGCTGATGCCAGGCTTTCCGGGGCTCTATCTGATGCTGAGGCAAAGCGACAGGCCGAGGCTGCACGCCAAGCTGCAGAAGCTGCGCGTCTAAGCGCTGAGCAAGCGGCAGCAGCTCAAGCTAAAGCGGAGGCAGACGCTAAGGCTAAATCGGAGGCAGAAGCTGCAACCAAAGCTGCTGCACTTGAAGCTGCGCGTTCAAAATTAGAAGAGCAGAATGTATTTGGCTTTGCTGGCTTTCCTGCAGTAGCCGCCTCCGCGGCGCCAATTACCTTTGCTGAAACAGGTTTGGGCGGTTTTACCTTGGGTGAGGCTGCGCTTACGACAGCATGGAATTCTGTGCGAACCGTAGTCGCTGAGTTAATTGGGACAGCCATCTCAGGAAGTGGCATCGGTGCACTGATCGCTTCTGTTGCATATATTCCAAGTGCGGGTGAAGGTAGCGATAAGGTACCAGGACGAGAAGATATTAATATGTTCCTGTCCGCTATGCCTGCAGATGCTATCAAACTTCCATCTGACGCTTCTTTAAAAGCTGCTGCTGACGTTAATGGCTCTGTCAATATGGCTGTTCGTGGCCGCCTTTATTACACAGAGAATGCACTCAAAACATATCTGGTACGAACTGTTAATCCGAGTGCTGTTCGTGTATTAAATGCGTCGATTGACAAAGTCACAGGGCTTTATTCAGTATCGATACCAGCAGAGAGCGGCCTGCCTTCGCGAACAATTTTGGTTTCGCCTGAGAAAGCACCGGGCTATAAAGGTTTGCCGCCTCTTGTGACTCCGGCCCATAGCGATGCAGTACCAGGTAATACAGGCAACCAAAATCCTGTAAACACATCGCCGGTGATTGAAAGCTTCCCAATGGCGGATGACATGGACTTCAGGGATGCAATCCTGATTTTCCCTGCTGATTCTGGCTTGAAACCGATCTATGTCATGCTGCAAAGTGGACGTGACCTGCCTGGTAAAGTTGAAGGCGTTGGTGCAGATGTTGTGGGCAAGTGGCTAATGGCTTCTGGTAAAGAATTAGGTGTACCAGTACCAACCCGAATTGCTAAAAAATTGGCAGGTAAAGAGTTCCGAAGCTTTGATGCGTTTCGAGATGCTTTCTGGAAGGAGGTTGTGGCCGATTCCGAACTGGCAGGACAGTTTAACACTAACAACCGTCAGCGAATGAAAGAAGGATTAGCACCTCGCGTACAGGCGAAAGAAAGTGTTGGCGGCCGACGCTCTTTTGAGCTTCATCATGTCGAACTTATCTCACAAGGCGGCGAGGTGTATGATATCGATAACCTTCGCGTTCTGACACCAAAGCGTCATATCGAAATTCATTCAAAGAAATAAGGTGAAAATATGGAACTGAAGCATAAATTTGAAGACTACACGGAAGCAGAATTCACCCAACTTGTGAGTGAAATCTGCAGCGCTAAAGGCGGCGAAGCTCATCAGGACAAACTTCTGGAAAATTTCATTTCGGTAAGTGAGCACCCTGAAGGTTCCGACCTGATCTTTTACAGCGAAGATAAGGACGCAACACCTGTGAAGATTGTCGCCGCTGTTAAAGCATGGCGCAAAGCCCACGGTAAGCGTGGCTTCAAGTCATAAATTATAAAGCCTCCTCACGGGGGCTTTTTTGTGACCATCACAAGGCGCATTTGCGAGTGCGCCTGATGATGATTTCAAATTAGCTTAGCTTTTGACGCAGCTTGAATAAGCTCGTTCATAAAATGCTCCTCGACATTTCTGGCATGCTCCCAGCTAACATCAGGGGATCTGCTAGGTGACTCATAGTTAATGATTACGTCTTCATTGACGTAAAGATTATGGAAAGGCAGCTGCTTTCCATTTTTTTCGACGAAGAGCGTCACTTGGCTTAAGATTCCGCCCTCAATAAAAACGATTTTTGTTTCGCTAAAACATGAGAATTTGCATTGAGGGATTGTTATCTCTAGCTTTTCATTTTCATATTTGAAAGTAATTAGAGAATGCTTTGTTTGCGACTTTTTCCAGTAAGCGCACACCCTTTCTAAAATCAAATCGGTCTGGTAAAGCAAGTCGTCGCCATGGCGAGAGAGCAGGTTAGACAATCTAGAAAAGGTTAACTCACTCATTTAATCTCCTTAGGTAGAAATATGGCACTCACCGACAGGCAGGAAATGTTCTGTCGCGAGTACCTCATCGATTTGAACGCCATGCTAGAAGCTATAATATCTGAAAGATTTTCCATAATGAAAATCAGTGGCTTAGTTTAATTTTTTCAAGCCAGAGTGATAGCGCTTACTTTCAGTTTTAGTTACTAAAATTGAGGGTTTAGGTTTAGGCTTTACTGAGTTTGCAGCACGTTCAGCCCTAGCAAGTACTTGGCTTGTAGATAAATCAGACTGGGGTAGGGAGTATTCTGCTGTAGGAAGTTGAAACTTTTCACCCTCAATCGATATCCATCGGTAAAACCCTTGGGCGCTCATTGCTTTGTGGAGCTCATCATAAAGCCCTTCTGCGTCGTGAAGTTCTACGCGAACTGTATAGGCAGTCATAGCTAATTCCTTTTCAAAGAGAGCTGTTAAGACTATTCCTAATTTACCATTTAGTTAAGAGGTTTTTATATGGCAACACCAGATTGGGAGGCCATCGAGTCGGCTTACCGGGCTGGCTCTTTGTCCATACGCGCTATAGCTGATAAGCACTCCGTAACAGAAGGCGGCATACGCAAGCGAGCCAAGCAGAACGGCTGGCAGCGAAACCTCACAGAGAAAGTGAGAGAGGCCACCAAAACAAAACTGGTACGCAGTGAAGTACGCATAACCGGTACGCAGAAAGAAGTGCGTACTGATGAAGAAATTATCGAAGAGGCTGCTGATGAGGCGGCCTCTGTGGTACTGGCTCACCGTGAGGGATTAGCAGCATGGCGTGGCATTACCAACAAGCTCCGCGACTTCCTCGAGGATGCTGAAATCACCGAAGACAATCACGCATCAATGTCACGCTCTATCACTGCCGGCGTCGACGCGCAGATTAAGGTGATTAACGCCGAGCGCAAGGCCTACAACCTCGATAGTGAGGAAGGCAATAAGACGGTCGATGACCTGTCTAACCTGATGGATTCATTGTCTCAGGGGGCGTAATGAAACCTGAGCACCTCAAGTTGCTGGCTGATAAAGACTGGCGACTTAATAATCTGTACTGGATTACCGACAAAGAAGGCAAGCCAACGCGCTTCAGGATGACCCCTGAGCAGCGCGAATACTTTGAAGGAATCCACACACGCAACATCATCCTGAAAGCACGCCAGCTTGGTTTCACCACTGAGGTGTGCATTATCCAGCTGGATGCGGCTTTGTTCGAGTCGGCCAAGTGCGCCCTGATAGCCCACACGCTGAACGATGCCAAACGCCTGTTTCGTGAGAAGGTGAAGTTCGCCTACGACAACCTGCCCGAAGAGATTAAGGCGGCCAACCCGGCAAGCAATGACTCTGCAGGCGAGTTAGTTTTCAAGAAGGGCGGCTCACTCTACGTCAGCACCTCATTCCGTGGGGGCACGCTGCGCTACCTGCACGTTTCCGAGTTCGGGAAGATATGCGCCAAGTATCCTGACAAAGCCCGTGAGATTGTCACTGGTGCGTTTGAGGCGGTGTCGACCGGTTGCTTTGCCACTATCGAAAGCACAGCAGAGGGCCGAGCAGGTTACTTCTTCGATTATTGCCAGACCGCCGAAAAGGGAATGCTGCAGGGCAAGAAACTCTCTCCCCTCGACTGGAAGTTTTTCTTCTTCTCCTGGTGGAAGAATCCGCAGTACGCAATTGACCCGGTAGAAGCGTTGCCGCAGCGCCTGGTTGATTACTTCGATGAGATGGAAGCCAAGCACGGGGTCATTCTCAACGAGCGCCAGAAAGCCTGGTACTTCGCCAAAGAGAAAACGCTGGGCGACGACATGAAGCGGGAATATCCAACTATCCCCGCTGAAGCATTCCAGCAATCCGTTGAAGGTGCTTACTACGCCAAGCAGTTCCGCTGGCTCTATACCAACAAACGTATTGGCACCTTGCCTGATAACTCACATCTACCGGTTCACACGTTCTGGGATATTGGTGTGGGCGACTCAACGGCTATCTGGTTCGTGCGCGAAGTTGGCGAAGAGTTTCACATCATCGACTACTACGAAAACTCCGGTGAAGGCTTACGCCACTACATGAAGGTGCTGAGAGACCGCGGCTATGAGTATGCCGCTCACTGGGGCCCGCACGATATCGACAACCGTGAGTTTGGATCAGATGCGAAATCACGCCGTGAGTTGGCTCGCGAAGGCTATGAAATCGACAGTGTGAAATACACGATTACCTTTCAGGTGGTGCCGAAGCTTGGCGTTGATGACGGCATCGAGCAGGTGCGTGAAATCCTGCCTAAGTGCGCCTTTGATGAGCACAAATGTGCTGACGGCATTACCGCGCTGGAAGGGTACCGCAAAGAGTGGGACGACAAGCGCGGATGCTGGAAAGACAAGCCTCTACATGACCACACCTCACACGGGGCTGACAGCTTCCGTTATTTCGCCGTGACGCAGAAGAAACGCAGCGTCCTTAAAGCGGCTCCTGTTACCTTCAGACGATAAGCGACTATGGCTAACTTTTCATACGCAAGAGCAGAATACAGCGATGCCGCAAAGTCATGGCAGCTTGTCAAAGACTGCGTGGCCGGCAGCAGAGCGATTAAAGACCAAGGCATTCTCTATCTGCCAATGCCTGACCCGACAAACGACAGCGACGAGAACAAGGCTCGCTATGAAGCACTGCTTAAGCGCGCTATGTTCCTCAATATCACAGGACGCACACGTCAGGGGCTGATTGGCGCAGTCTTCCGCAAAACAGCTGAGGTTGATTTACCGGATTCAGTGGCTTACCTCATTGAGAACGCCAGCGGTGACGGCACCAGTCTGGAGCAGCTTTCCAAAGAGGCTGTTGGTGAAGACCTAGACACGGGGCGCGGTGGTTTCTTCGTGGATTACCCGACCAGTGACGCGCCAGAAGGCGCTCGGCCGACTCGCGCACAGACAGCCGGGCGCTTTGCTCACATCCACCTCTATGAAGCGTTGAGCATTATCAACTGGCGAGAAGACGTAATTAATGGTGTGCGCAAACTGACGCTGGTTGTGTTCGCAGAGTGCTACAACAAGGCCGAGGCAGACGAATTCAGCTTTGACGTGCGCAAGCAGTTCCGGGCGCTGACGCTGGAAGGGGGCGTGTATCGTCACCGTATGTGGCATGAGGGCGACCCGTACGAAGCGCCGCAGCTCGATGTCCATCCGACTGACTTCGGTGGCAAGACGTTCGATCACATACCGTTCTACTTCTTCGGCGCTGAGAGTAATGACGCTCGCATTGATAAAGCACCACTCGAAGACCTGGCTGAGGTCAACGTGCTCCACTACGGCAACAGCGCCACGGTGGAAGAGTCAGGCTTCATCAGCAGCCAGCCGACGCTATTCTTCACGACAGACATTAGCCAGGACGAATTTCAGCAGTGGAACCCGAACGGCATTCAGATCGGATCGACGTGCGGCTATAGCCTGGGTAAAGCCGGGACAGCAACTCTTGTGCAGGCCAACGAGAGCCAGTTAGCTCTGAAGCTGATGCAGGAGAAAGAGAACCAGATGCTGATGATTGGTGCGCGCATTGTGCAGCAGTCAGGGCAGAACGAGACAGCAGAAGCAGCCCGCATCCGCTACAGCAGCGATAACAGTGTGCTAGGCACGATTGCCGGTAACGTCAGCGAGGCGCTCATGCGGGCCATTCTGGACGCGCAGCTGTATATGAGCGGCAAGGCTGACATGACCAATACCGTATTCTGGCTGAATCAGGAATTCTTCGACGCTTCTCTCACCTCGCAGGATGTTCTGGCGCTTATCCAGAGCTGGCAGCAGGGCATCATCGCGAAGAGCGACGTCCGTACCAAGTTCCGTCAGACGGGCTGGCTTGAGGCTGACCGCAACGACGACGACATTGACGCGGAGCGTGCTGAAGAGCCTGCCATTGAGGGAGACGCGGTATCTGATAATGCTGATCCTATACCTGAGGAATAACCATGAGCGCAGACGGTTACACGACAGACGCCGCTACGCGCCATCAGGTTTACGTCCAGCGATTTGGTTCGGGTCTTGCAGGTAAGGCGTCTAAGTTTGTCCGCAAGGCTATAAGGCGCGCCAAAGAGACCGTTAACGAAGGCCTGAGTCAATATTCCACTGCTCGCTATAACCGGCAGATAGAAACGCTCAGGAGTGATTTGAGTGCTATCTACGGAGAGATGTCGAAACAGCAAAAGCTAGACCTGGGTGAGTTTGCTCGATACGAATTCACCTTTAACAGCAAGCTGCTCGGTCAAATCGTCAAAGCCTCTGTGCGCCTCGCTGAGCCATCGGCAGAGATAATTTCCGCATCTGTACTGGCTGACCCGCTGGAGCTTGCTGTGGGCAAGGGAAGGCAGGTTATCGACATTACTGGCGCGCTGGCGCAGTTCGGCAGCAAGAAGACGGCGGACATCCTCAGCGAGATTGCTATCGGCTCGTCGCTTGGTGAAACGCAGAAGGCGATAGTCCGTCGCCTGACCTCGCTTGGCGTATCGCATGAGGAGCAGGTCGGATCGCTGGTCAGAACGATGACTAACCACGTTGCCTCATCTGCCCGCGCAGAAACACTGAAGCAGAATGACGACATCCTGCAGGGGCATCGCTGGATAGCGACGCTTGACGGCAGAACCACACCAGTTTGCCGCGCGCGTGACCGAAAGGTTTATCCGCTGGATGGGCCAAAGCCTCCAGCACATTGGGGGTGCCGCTCGTCAATCGTGCCGGTTCTCAAGCCAGAGTATCAGCGAGAGATTCCCGGCAGCACGCGCCCTTCAAAGGGGGCTGACGGCGTTGAGCAGGTAAGTAGCGGAACGTCATACGGTGACTGGCTGGCAAGGCAACCAGCATCGTTCCAGAAAGAGGTGCTCGGTCCGGCGCGCTACAAGCTATTCAGCAAGGGTGAGCTAAGCATTGATCGCTTCGTCGATGATAATGGCAGGCAGTACTCTCTCGACCAACTTAAAAATTTAGAGCCGCAGGCTTTCGAGGTTATTGATTAATTTTATTTGATAAGCGAATCTGATGGCTAATTTAAAAGGGAGAATAACAATGGCACATGGTTATCAGATTTGTAGTCATCAGTGGAGCAGGTGGCAGAGTGGCGAGGAATTATTGGCTCAATACCATCTAGCTCTGTCCTGCCCACCTGTAGAAGGTCTTGGGGCAAATGGCTTTAACGTAAAATTGATAGGAACAAAGGAAGGCGGAAATGAGGTTATTCTTTTCGATAACTCATATCTGTCTTTAGCTGAAGCAGCTAAGGCATACAATTCCATTAAAGAATCTTCTTTAATTTCCTAAGCCCTTCTCTTCACATTGAAACCAGCCTCGCGCTGGTTTTTTTTCGTCTGCTGGCCGGGCCAGCACACATCCATTCAGGAGAATGTATGACTCTGAAGTATCAGCTTACCGCTGAGGAATTCGCTCAGCTTGAAGAAGCCAAACAGGCACTGTATGTGCAGCAGGGTGAGGTATATCAGCTGCAGGTAGAAGGCATTCCACAGGAAGACGTCAGCGGACTGAAGCGCCAGCGTGACGAGCTTCTGGCAGAGAAGAAAGCCGAACAAGAGCGCCGCCGTGCGGCAGAAGAACAGGCACAGCGAGAAGCCGACGAGCGTGCTCGTGCTGAAGGCAACTATCAGCAGCTTTTTGAAAGCTCTCAGGCAGAGCTTGATCGCGAACGTAGCAGTCTCGTCGAACTTCGCCGCTCCATTGAGCAGCGAGACATCAATCTTGCCGCCACTCGCGTTGCGTCAGCCATTGCAGATGGCTCAAACGCCGAAATCCTCACCGAATTTATTGCCCGTCGCCTGAAAGTGGCAGAAGGGCAGGTACGCATTACTGACGAGTCAGGCAATCTCACGGTCAGCACTCTCGCTGACCTGCAAAAAGAGTTCGAAACCTCTCCGCGTTACGCATCCCTAGTACGCGGCAGTCAGGCAGGTGGCGGCGGGGCCGCGCCTAAGAGTGGTGACCGGGTTGCCAAAAAATGGGAAGAACTTCGTGGTATGGAGCGCGTTGAGCTCCGCAAAAATAACCCAGCCGAATATGAGCGACTTAAGAAGGCTCATGAGGCGACCCAATAAGGATTTAAGCAATGCCAACTATTCTTTCTGATGTGGTTTTTCGTGACGAACTGCGCGACTACATGCGGGTTAATACCGCAGAAAAGACCGCATTCTTTCAGTCAGGCATCCTGACCAACAACCGCGACATGAGCACATTGCTGGCGTCGCCTTCCAATACATTCACCATTCCGTGGTGGGTTGATCTGGATGCGTCCGTTGAGTCCAACTACTCGAACGACGTTTACACCGACGTTGCCGTTCCGCTGTCAGTAACCTCTGCCAGCATGCAGGCGCGCGCTGCGTACCTGAATGAAGGCTGGAACGCGATGAGTCTGGTGAAGAACATCACCAATCAGGATCCACTTGAATTCGTAGCAAGCCGTCTGACCAGCTACTGGCAGCGAGTTGCTCAGCGACGCGCAATTGCGACTGTGGTCGGCGTGTATAATGACAACGTGGCAGGCAACGGTGGTGACATGGTGATTGACGCTGGCGGACCTATCACCGCTGCTGCAATTATCCGCGCCCGCGCAACGATGGGTGACTACAGTCCGCAAATCATCACGCCATCTGGCATCTCTGCACTGAGCGTTATCGCGATGCATTCTGCGGTGCATACCGAGCTTTCAATCCTCAACCAGATTGACTACACCCCTATCGCCGATCAGGTGCCGGAGTTTGGACGTTACCAGAACATGATCGTCGTGCTGGATGATGGCCTGCCTGTTGTCGGTACAGGTGCCGATGCTAAGTATCTCTCTATCATCTTTGGCCCGGGCGCTATCGGTTATGCCGAAGAGCAGGATGAAGACGATATGGAATACGATCGTGAACCGGCGCGCGGTAACGGTGGTGGTGCAGAAACACTGTGGACGCGTCGTAACTTCGTGCTGCATCCGCTGGGCTACTCCTTCAACAGCACCACTATCACTGGCACTCCAGGTACTTCACGACCTGTCTCAGCGAACTGGTCAGATCTGGCTCTCGCAACAAACTGGGACCGCAAGTTTAGCCGCAAGCAAATCCCTCTGGCTTTCGTGACCTCTAACGTTGCCGCTTAATCTATAGCGCCCCTTGTCCGGGGCTTTTAAGGAGTCACAAATGACCGTTGAAAAAGATAACTATGTCGATCCGGATAAAAAGGCTCGCTGGGGCTTCGCTGAGAAGGACGGTGAAATCGTCGTAGGCCCGCAGACCGTTGGTGAAACTGGTGGTGTAGATCATTCTCGCGTTGTGCCTAAGGATGACGGCGCTACTGGTAATGGTTCAGGCGTCCAACCAACTGCAGCAGATATGGCTGAATTGCAGAAGAAAAACTCTGACCTGCAATCACAGCTTGATGCGGCCAACGCGCAGCTGAACAGCGGCGGCAATGGTGCCGGTGATGATTCACTGGAAAACCTGAGCGCAACCGAACTCAAAGCCAAGCTCGACGAGTTGGGTGTTGAGTACAAAGGCAATGCTTCTCAGGCGGCACTGCTTGAGCAGCTGAAGGCCGCACAGCAGCCACAAGAGTAATCATCCGGGGCTTCGGCCCCATTTAGCCGCGGAGTGAAGATGGCAACCTACATCACCGCCGCCGAAGTCGATGAATTGCTTGGGGCTGGCTGGGCGGAGTCAGACAAAAAGGCCCGCGCAGTTATGCAGGCTAACGCATACCTCACCGCTTTAAACCTGCAGGGCATAACCGGTGCAACACCGGATGATGTGAAACAGGCTGGCGCGCTGCTCGCTTCTGCGGCCGCTGCCGGAGTGCTTTACAGGCAGCAAACCGAATCGGGCGTCCTGACCAGCAAGACTGTGGACGCCGACGGCGTGCGGGTGACCAAGAGCTACGCCTCTTCGCAGTCAACCAGTAACACGCTTCTCCCGGCAGATGTGCAACTGGCGCTGGCTTTGCTTAAACCTTGGCGCAGCAATCCTCTCGCTTTCAGGGTATATCGATAATGGGCATTCGTGATGAATTGCAGGCAGAGATAGCTGAAGCTTTCGATACTGACCTGGCCGACGCAGTGCATAACTTCTCCGGGAGTTATGTTGTTCAGGCGGGATGGGATCCGGTTACGGAGACTGGTGGCGAGACAACCCGAAGCTATTCCGGACGCGGCGTTCTGTCACGTTATGAGCTGAGCCGTATCGATGGCATCAATATCCTGCACGGTGACCAGCGCCTGATTGCACTAGCTAATGAAGTCACCGAGAAGCCCAGCGAGAGCCATACCATCATCGCACCAGACCTGATTACTGGGTTGCCTCAAACTTACCGCATTGTGAAGCTTAACCCTGACCCGGCTGCCGCAACCTACAGGATGCAGCTGAGGAGGAAGTAATGGCAAAAGGCTGGGATAACGACCCATCACTCTTTGCGGGGCTGGTAGAGGAAGAGGTAGGCAAGAAGCTGCGCATCATCTCAATGGCGCTGCTCACTGAGATTGTGCAGCGATCTCCTGTCGATACCGGACGCTTTCGCAACAACAACATCGTCAGCCTTGGCTCTGCTGATTACAGTCAACTGCAAGGCGAGGACAAGGCCGGCACCGCCACTATCCAGCGTGGCAGCGCGGTAATCGCCAACGGCAAGCCTTATTCGGTTATCTATATCCAGAACAACCTGCCATACGCTGAGAGCCTTGAAGACGGGCATTCACAGCAGGCTCCTGCTGGCCTGTATGGCATCGCCTTCCACGGTGTAACTCAGGCCTACAAATGACCCTCACAGAAATCAGAAACGCTGTCATGACGCGCATGACGGCGCAGACGGCTATTGCCTCTGAAGACGTGCGCTACCCCAACGACAGGACTTATGACCCGTCTGGCAAAACCATATGGGCGCGGCTGACGAACATCCCCGGAATGGCGTCGGCAAATGAGATCGGCGCAGGGCCGGTGGTGCAGCGAACGGGCATTGCCGTTATCCAAATCTTTGTGCCCTCCGGCTCCGGCTCACTGCTTATCACTCAGACAGCCGACAAGCTGCGAGAGCTATTCGAGTTCCAGACTGATGGCCGCCTTGATTACTTCGCCGTTTCGGCGGTGGATGTGGGCGAAACCGATGGCTGGGCGCAAATGAACATCCAAATACCTTACCGCGCCGTATAGGGCGCATAATTCTGGAGAAAGACTATGAGCTCAGGCGCTAAGGTCGTCGTCGCGTACAAGCGCGAAACAACGCCCGGCACAACTCCCGACGCCGGACAATGGAGCCTGCTTAAACGCAGTAGCTTTGCTGTCGGCCCGTCACAGAACATGATCGACAACGACGAAATTGGCGGCTCCCGAATGGCGCAGGGCCGCTCGACCGGCACAGTTGATGTCGGCGGTGATGTCGGCACCAAATTCCGCTGGGGCCAGCATGATGACTTCCTTGCCTCGTGCTTCGGCGCTGAGTGGGTGAATAACGTGCTCACCATGGGTAATGACCGCATCGCCTTCTCAGTGGCTTCCTACGCTGAAGATATCGGCGTGGCTTCCATTGCCCGCGGCTGTCAGGTCGGAACCTTCCAGCTGGCGATCCCCAACGATGGCGACATTACCGCAACGGTGACTTTTGCCGGTCTCGGCTTTGACACCAAAGCGGATGACACGAGCTACTTCACCAACCCAAATGACGCTGCCGGCGAACTTCGCTACACCTTCAAGCAGGTCACGGCTATCTCGCTGAACGGCGTTACCGGTGGCGAAGGCTTCTGTGTCGATACCTTCAATATCCAGTTCGATAATAACCTGCAGACGCAGCGCTGTATCGGCAGTGGTAACCCGTTCGCCGGTGCCAACATCCCGACCACGTTCACGCCGTCCGGCAGCGTCACGTTGTCCTGGTCGAAGGACGCCTATAACGCGTGGAAGAAGACGCTGTCAGGCGAAACCATGCAGTTCGGCTTTACGCTGGAGAATGACGAAGGAAAATACGTATTTAACTTCCCGGCGGTGCAGGTAGACGGCGACTGGCCGGACGGTGGTAACACTGACATCGTGCAGGTTCAGCTGAACATCACCGCAGCCGACACGCCGCCGACCATCACCCGCTCAGCTGTAGTGGCTGCTACTGCTCTGAGTCTCGCTCCGGCCACGTCTACAGGCGCTGTAGGTTCGACCGTGACTCTGACGGCAACCCTTACGCCAGCAGGCTCAACGGATACCGTTCAGTGGGAGTCCTCCGATACGTCAGTAGCAACCGTCGCATCTACCGGACAGAAAACGGCGCAGGTTACGCGCGTGAAAGAGGGTGCGGCGACTATCACGGCCAAAGTCCGCACGTTCACGGCAACCACGGCGATCACCGTTACCGCTCCTTAATCTAATTGCCCGCCCGGTGCGGCGGGCCTTTATCAGAGATAAACATGCTGATCCTGAAAACACCCAAATTTGATGCCAATTCAGAGCGATGGATTGAGCCTATGGAAGGCCTGAAGCTGAAGGTTGGTTCTATCAGTAATCCGGCATTCCGCTCGCACAACGCCATGGTACGGCGCCATATCGACAAGCTGGACGCCCGCTTCAAGGTTGGCACCGCTGACTTCAATCTGGCAGAAATCGACGTTACCGAAATGTCTGACGACCTGCTTATTGACTCGGTTGCCAAGCACCTCCTGCTGGGGTGGGAAGGTGTCGGAGAGGCAGATGAAAAAGGCAAAGAGCAGGCGATCGCTTACTCACCTGACAAAGGCAAGGCGTTGCTTTTGCAGCATCCTGAACTGTACTGGTCGGTGCTGGGTACCGCATCCGATATCGCGGCAGGCAAGGAAGAGCAGAAGAAGGAAACTGTGGGAAAGTCCTCGAAGCCCAAAGCTGGCTGAATCAGTACGGCGGAGAGCAGGGAGAGAAGGCACGCTGGACGCGTGAGCGATTAGGGCTTCCGGCTATCCCTGAACCTGAGATTGATGGCGTATGCAGTGAAATACTCAATGCTTATGCCATCATCAGCCGCGGGCGCCGGTATGCAGGCATGGCCGCTGCGCCGCTGCCTCTTTCTCTGGATGACATCAACTCGTTCCTGGCTCATAAACCAATACTAATAGATCGGGATGAGTTCGAGTCCGCTATTTTCGCGCTGGATGACGCAGCCAGAGATGAGTGGGAGAAAAAACAAGCCAAGACTCAGTAGATTTGCTTCATTTTGCGACGCTTTATGGTTAGGATTTATCCCATAAAACCTCGTGGGGAAAGGGATGTGAAGAAACTACTAATTTTGGCCTTGGCTGCTTTGTCGTTGGTCGGCTGCGATAATAACGGAAGCCCGCAGGCTAAAGCTGAAGAGCCAGCAAAGCCTCAGCAAGAGGCGGCAAAGTTTACCTGTGTGAGCGGTAATATATCCACTCAGTGCGATATAGTTGCAGGTGACCAGCTTGGTAGCGGGAAGTGGAGGCATGCACGACTTGATATGTCTGGAAGTGACGTATCGCTGAATATTGATGGAGAGGTTTTCTATAAAACCGATGTCGGTAGTGCATTTGTCGATGGGCGTAGAGTGGCTAGATTTGAGCTTAAAAGCAAAAATAACAGTCGAGCTGAAGTTAACCTTGCCAGCTCTAATTCAGATACTTCACTTAACGTAACAGCATGGAATGCTGATGATAAGCTTATGATGACGTCCTCAAAATAAACTTAGACAGACACGCAAATAACCTCGCCATGGCGGGGTTTTTTTATGCCCGGAGAAAACATGGCCGAACAACAATCACGCCTTGCGATTGTCATCGACAGCACTGGCGCGCAACGTAACGCGGAAGGTCTTGCCGGTGCATTAAATAAAATGACTCAGGCTGGTCAAAAGGCAGCTGACGGATCTGCCAAGGTAACTAAAGCAACAAGCGATGAATCTAAATCGCTCTCAGACCTGCTGGACAAAATTGACCCAGTGAATGCCGCGCTTAATCGTCTTGATGAACAGCAGCGGCAGCTGGCAAAGTTTCAAGCCAAAGGTTTCCTTGATGCGGAAACATTTGATGATTACTCCAGAAAAATCGAGCAGACACGAAATGGCCTGAACGCGTACGCATCCGATGCTGGCAAGGCTGGCATGTCGTCTAAACAGTTAGCGAATAATATGCGCATGGTGCCTGCGCAGATGACTGATATCGTCGTAAGCCTTGCATCAGGACAGGCGCCATTAACTGTTTTGCTGCAGCAGGGTGGTCAGTTAAAGGATATGTTTGGAGGCATAGGCCCGGCCGCTCGCGCTTTAGGCGGCTATATCCTGGGGTTGATAAACCCATTCACTGTTGCTGCGGCTGCTGCAGGAACTTTAGCGCTTGCTTATTACCAAGGATCCGAAGAGCAGGAGGAGTTTTATAAAACCCTCGTGCTGACTGGCAATACGGCAGGCAAGACTGCGGGCCAGTTATCAGATTTGGCCGCACAGGTCGCCCAAAGCACTGGTTCTACCAAAGCCATGGCTGCCTCTGCGCTCAATCAGGTGGTATCCAGCGGCAAGGTAGCTGGCGAATCGTTGGTCACGGTAACGGAGGCCGTGGTCAACATGAACAAGGCTACCGGGCAGTCAGTAGACTCTCTTGTCGCTGACTTTGAAAAGCTATCTGGTAGCCCACTTGATTCAATTTCCAAGCTAAATGACGAATACCACTTCTTGTCACTGGCCGTATATAACCAGATTAAGGCACTTCAGGACGAGGGTAATCAGCAGGAAGCTGCCAGGCTAGCTACTGAGACCTATGCGGACACGATGAATCGCCGGTCAAAAGACATTCAAGGTAGCCTTGGATATCTTGAGTCTGCCTGGAACTCCCTGGCTGGAGCCGCAAAAGGTGCATGGGATAGCATGCTTAATGTCGGCAGGGAAGAGACACTCGGTCAGCGCCTGGATGCTGCTAAAAAGAAAGTTAACGATCAGCTAGGTCAGTACTCTGGCGGTGGGTTAGGAATGTCTCCAGCATCAGCTGCCGAGTCGCAGAGGCAGGGACAGGCCGAGGTAAATTACCTGAGTGCTGCCATCAACCTTCAAAGTGATTTAAATGGTGCTCGCGCTGAAGGGCAAAGAGCTGAAGATAAAGCAATAAAAACCCAGCAAGAGGCAGATAAGGTTAATCAGCAGTACATAACTAATGCCCAGCGGCGAGTTAAAGCCATCCAGCAACAGAATGACTTCCTGAAGGCTGGGGCTATAACGCAACAACAATATGCGAATAACATCACTCGCATCAATGATATGTACAAGGATCCAAAGCAGCCACAGGGTAAAGCTTTCACCGAAGATGCTGGGAACCGCCTATTAGATCAGCTTCGCCAGCAGCAACAGGTACTGATAAGTCAGGCCGATACTGGGGCTAAGATCGGCACTCAACAACAGGCACTGATTAAGTGGGAGCAGCAGCTTGCGGATATCAAAAGCAAGCAGACGCTAACTGCTGACCAGAAATCTCTGCTAGCCAGTGCTGACCTAATCACCTCTCAACTACAGCAGAACGCGGCGCTTGAGCGGCAGATTGAGACACGAGAGAAGTTACTGGCTCTGGATAAGGCTCGCGCTGACATTGCGCGCACCATCACCAACAGGCAAAGCCAGTACTCAACTGACGAGTTATTTGCATCAGGCGGCCTGAGCCAGAACGCACAGCAGGAATACACGCAGCGCCTTTCCCTTGAGCAATCCTACAACGACAAAATCACTCAGTTACGGCAGGGCAGGGCTCAGGCTACGAGTGAGATTGCACGCGAGGAAATCGACCAGGAAATTCAGTTGCAACAGCAGGCTCTTCAAACGGAGTTGAGCAACTACGACACCCATATCCAGCGCATGAACGACGCACGCGGTTCTTTTACCGCTGGCGCTACTCGTGCATGGAAAGAGTATCAGGATAGCGCTGCAAACGTTTCTGCGATGTCACAGCAAATGTTTAGTAATGCATTTAGAAATATGGAAGATGCGCTTGTTAAGTTTGCTACCACTGGCAAGGCTTCCTTTTCTGATTTTGCAAACTCCGTGCTGGCAGATATTGCGCGCATAGCTATTCGCCAGTCGCTGGTAGGAATCGGCACCAGCTTTGCCGGGATGGCTGGAGGGATGTTTGGCGGCGCAGCAGCAGCTTCATCCGGAGCGGCTGCAGCCTCATCCAGCAGCGCTTTCTCAAGCGGGGCATACAACAATCTGAGCCTCAATGCTAAAGGGGGTGTTTATGATTCCCCATCCCTCAGCGCTTACAGCGGTGGCGTCTATGATTCGCCTAAGTTCTTCGCATTCGCTAAGGGCGCTGGCGTTTTTGGTGAAGCTGGTCCGGAGGCAATTATGCCGCTTACACGATCGTCTGATGGCTCTCTGGGAGTAAGGATGGTCAATGGCGGGCAGGCTGATTCTAAAAGCGCAGGTGATACGGTGATTCACCAGACAATCCATGTAAATGGCAATGGCGATGCAGCACTTCAGAGGGCGATGGAAGAGGCTGCCCGGCGCGGGGCAACTGATGGCGCTAAGCAGGCTCGTCAGGACATGCTGCAGGACTTCCAGAACAGAGGGCAGGGGCGACGCCTGCTGGGTGTATAACACAGGAGTAAAAAATGGCAGACGTACTGGAATGGCCCGGACCAAATCCTTCCTCGCTTAACTGGCATCTCGAATCAAATACAAAGACCTTCCGCTCACCCTTCAACGGTGCATCACAGACGGTTCGATTCCCCGGATCGCGCTGGAAGTGTTCTGTTGAGTATGCCGTGCTTGAAGAGGAGCAGGCGCGCAGAATTGAGGCGGTACTTGCTGCTCTTGATGGTGAATATGGTCGGGTAAGAATTCGCGACTGGGGGAGAGCTGGGAGGGTTCCGGAGGGCACTCCTGTTGTGTCAGACCCAGATCAAACGGGAGTGTCACTCACTACAAAGGGATGGAAACCAAACACTGTTGTACTCCTCGCAGGAGATTACTTCACAGTTAACTCTGAGCTGAAAAAAGTGACCGCAGACATTAGCAGTAATGATTCTGGCGTGGCATACATTCCTTTTGCCCCGATGCTTCGATCTTCGCCAGCAGCAAATTCCCCTATTGAGATTCAAAACCCGTGGGGAATATTCAAGCTTGTCGATAACTCCCAGGGCGAAATCCGGCGCGCGCCTGGCCTTATCTCATCAACAACTATCGAGTTTGAGGAGGCATTCTGATGATGTATTCACCGTTTTCAGACTCAATGGTGGACTGGCTTTCGCGTGACCGGGTGACGGTCGTGGTGGCCGCTAACATCCAGTTCGAGTCAGGCACGGCTTACGTGCATTCTGGTACCGGGACGATCGTGATAAACGGGTTTGTCTACTACGGCATGGGGCGGATGGGTTCAATTGATGATGTAAATGAAACCAACACGACAAGCCCCTCTCAGCTCAAAATGACGCTGTCAGGTCTGGATATGTCTCTGTTTGCTAAAACCCTGAATGAGAGATGCGTAGGACGTTCGGCAGAGATATTTCTTGTCGCGATCGATGATAGCGGACAGGTTCGTGTGGCGGACCTCATTTTCCAGGGCAAGGTCTCCAGTACGGGCGCAACTGCCGGCGAAACTAACGCATTGCAATATACCGTCAGCAATATCTTTGAGGACTGGCAACGACCTTTTCCTGACCGGTTTACCGACGAGTCACATCAGTCGGCGCAGTCGGGTGACAGAATATTCCGTTACGTTGCGCAGATGTCAGAGCGGTCTATTTTCTGGGGCAGCAAAAAGGACGCGCCAGGCTTTACCTATTCGTGAGGTTTTATGAAACATCCTGACTGGCAAAAGAGACTCGTAACCGTAATGAAGGCCGCTGAAAAGCGGCCTTTTTCATGGGGCGAGCATGACTGCTGCCTGTTCGCCGCCGATTGCGTGGAGGCGGTGTGTGGTGAAGATTTCGCTGCTGAGTTTCGTGGGAAATACGATTGCGAGACAGGCGCCAAGAAAGCAATCCTGCGTGGCGGAGGAAGCCTGGAGGGGGTTCTTGCTCGCTTTCTGGAAGAAGTGAATACGTCATTCATACAGCGGGGAGACATTGCTGTTGTGATGAATGCCGGACGCAGATGCGCCGGTGTTTTTTACAGCGGCGCGGTATGGGTTCCGGGTGATGCAGGCCTGGTAGGTTTACGTGAGAAAATCCTGAGTGCATGGAGGGTTAACTGATGCCTGCTGCTATTCCGGTTATAGCCGCTGTTGCTGGCGGCATCGCTGTTGCGAACCAGGCCTATGCCATTGCAATGGTTATTACCATCGCTGCTCAGCTCGCTTCTCAGGCGCTTACAAAGAAGCCTTCTATGAGTGGGTACCGCGACACTCAGGAGCGGAAGCAGGTCCTTCGCGCTGCCGCCAGTGCCAAAACGGTTATCTACGGGAAAACCCTTTCAGCCGGGACCCTCTTCTTCTCAGAAGAGCAGGCAGGCGACCAGACTGATGGTGAGCTTCTTCACCTTGCCATTACTTTAGCCGGTCATCCAATCACTGCTGTTGGTGCGGTCTATCTTGGTGATGATGAGATTTCAACATACGGAAGCGCTGCTTCTTATGAGGTCCATATTGATCGCCAGACGGCAGACCCCTATCTGCTGGCTAATGCACCTTCATGGAAGGCTGATATGGTCGGCAAGGGACTTAGCTGGCTCAGGGTCACACTGAAATTTGATGCAGAAAAATTCCCGTCAGGAATCCCAAACATTACGGCAGAGAAGCTTGGTCGCAAAGTTTACGACCCTCGCACAGGCCAGGCTCTCTACAGCAACAACGCGGCCTTGTGCATTCTCGACTTCTACCGAAACTACCTGAAGGTGCCGGATTCTGACATCAACTGGGACCAGTTCAAAGAAGCCGCCAACATCTCAGATGAAAGGGTGACCAGCACCGGCAATCTGACCGAGCTTCGTTACACCATAAATGGTGAGTTCGACCTGAGCGAGAATAAGGCAAGCATCCTTGAATCAATGCTTTCTGCGTGTTCTGGAGAGGCTACTTATATCGCTGGCAAGCACGGCATTCTGGTAGGTGCCTATTACGGGCCAGCGGTACAGGAGATAACGGAAAGCCAGCTCGCCGGTGACATTGAAATCATGCCCGAAGTATCTCAGTCTGAGCGGGTTAACACGATAAAAGGGACATTTACAGACCCTGAACAGCGGTTTGCAGAAGTGGACTTCCCAACCGTGTCAGTATCTGAATGGGTAGCTGAGGATGGCGTTGAGATCTCTCAGGATCTGAAACTTCGCTTTGTGACGTCTGAATTCCAGGCTCAGCGATTGGCTGATATTAAGCTGAAGCGCACCCGTATATCCAGAACCATGAATGTTACATTGAACCTGAGCGGTTACCGATATCGCCCGGGCATGTATGTAAAAATCAATTTACCTTCTCTGGGGATTGTCGGCGTCGAGATGCGGGTTACAGACTGGAAATTTGGCGTCCAGAATGGTGTACAACTCACACTCAAGCAGGAGACTGCTGAAGTGTGGGGAGATGCAATCGGTCAGCCTATAGACCGGCCTCCGTTCACACAACTACCAACCGGAGGTGTAGCGCAGCCGCAAAATCTGAAATATACGGTAGAAGAAATCGGACAGGTAGTTCAGGGCGTACTGTCATGGCAGAACGTAGGTCAGTATGTATATAACCAGGTACTTATCAGGAAAGATGGACAGTTGGTTCTATCGGTGCAGGTCCCAGGCTCATTTACCCGCCTCACCGGCCTGCTGCGAGACACTTACACAGCGCACGTCATAGCCGTTAACCAGATGGGTGCCCAGTCTCCAGAGGGGTATCTTGAGTTCAGCATCGAAGCGCCACCGCCGCCGTCTGTGATTGAACAAAAACAGGGTTACTTTGCTGTAACTCTGATTCCTCGCATCAATGAGATAACAAATGTCTCAACGCAGTTTGACTTCTGGACATCAGGACTTACTCAGCTGCCGAATGCAAACCAGTCTACTGTGGAAGGCAATGCGAGTCGCGCCGGCATCGGCAGCAACTGGACAGCCCACGAGCTAAAGATTGGTCCGACGTATTACTGGTATGTAAGGACCATAAACGCCTTTGGTACATCTGCATTCGTTGAGGTGCCCGTTGTTTGCAATACGGATACTGGTGAGCTGATTGACTACATCGACACGCAGATCCGCAAGTCAGAAGCATTTGACCGACTAAGTTCTTCAATTGATACGAATGTCGATGCAATCCTGCAGAACGCCCTCAACCTTGATGCGTCTGTGGATCATCAGTTCGAAGCATATGGACGCAACCGCGCAGACATTATTTCGGTACGGCAGACCGTTGCTAATAACGACAGCGCTTACGCTCAGAAATTTGAGCAAATCCAGGCTCAGTCAGACCAGAACACAGCATCTGTGCAGCAGGTATCAAGTGCATATGCAGACCTAAACGGTAAGCTTTCAGCCCAATGGGGTGTGAAGGTTCAGGTTGACAGGAACGGCACCAAATATGTCGCAGGCATGCAGCTAGGTGTGGAGGGTAATGGAGGCTCGACTCAATCATTTGCACTCTTCAGCGCAGACACTTTCGCAATATATAACACAAGCACCCTTGGCTATCAGCTGGCGTTTACTGCTGTAAATGGTCAGGTATTCATCAATGATGCCCTTATCAACTATGCCTCCATTACCCTCGCCAAAGTCGGCTCATGGTACTCAGCAAACTATGTCGCGGGTCGTTCGGGAACAATCATGAGAAATGATGGCTCTTTCGAATTGTACGGCGGATCCGGTCGGTCTGGCGGCAGCGTGTTCAACGAAACGGGAATGGCTGTTTACGATGCCAATGGGGTGGAGAGGTTTAAGGCGGGGAAACTTAACTGATGGCTGATATTTATGGTGTCCGTATAACGCCAGACGATGGAGGAAAACCCATCATACTGGATGCGTCGATGCGTTACGCATCTTATCTTGGCAATGCATCTATGATGGCAAATGCGGGCTCTGTTGGCGGATTTAAAGCCCAGCCAGCAAACAGCAAGGCACTCATAGTTCCACGCAATCTGGTGAAAGTATACCTCGGAACCAACCCGGCCGGGCCGCCGATGGCATACATCAGCAGCATTTCATTCAACGGAAGCTCGCTTATTTATAATGCTAAATATAGGAGTCCGGATGGCAATAACCCGCCTGCTGTAGAGGCTGGTTTTGCAGACGTGTTTTCAGTCTCATATGCCGCCAACCCTGCAGTTGAATACGGAGTGAGAATTACGAATGGTTCAAACTTCATGGAGGTTGGTGACGTATCGTATCTTGGTTTTGTAACCTACAGGGCAGTTATCAATATAAACGGCTCCTGGAGCATCCCATCAGATGTGGTGAACCTCGGAAATTATATTGTCTTTGCCCGGTGGTCCAATACGGATAACCCCCTTTATCTCGACAGGGGAACAAACTCAATAAAGACGTATACAGCATTTGGCAGCACAGAAGGATCAAAGGAGGGGGGGGTAGTAAATGGCGTTCAGGTAGTCGTTGTATCCTGCGGATTTTCTCCATCGCTGCCTGTTTCGGGGTACGGAATGGTTATTCGCAACGCATCGAATCAGGTTACTTATTCCAGCAAATATCCACCCGTTATGTGGACCGATGCATATTACGATATCGGAGGGTATGAGAACTTTGACGGCTCTACCGGCGAGGTTCAGTCATGGGTTAATCCGACTGGCTCGGTGTCACAACCGATGGTTCCCTTATGCAGCCTCGGAACACAGAGGGGCGATTACAGCCGGAACAACAATAATTACACCTTCCGGATATGCCTTGAATCGGGGCTGAAAATGAACGGTAACGCCATTACTACTGCAAGAGCTAAATCTACAGGCCGGGAGATAGCGGTATACCAATATCCAAAAGCCATTCAGGCGTCCTGCCAGCTTCCTTGTATCGACGCCAGTTATTACTTCTGAACAAACTAACAATCCAATGAACCCGGCCACCGTGCCGGGTTTTTTAATGTCCGGAGAAAGCTATGCCAGCAGGCACTATTGCATTAACCAATAACTCAGCCGCGGTAACCGGCACAGGCACCAACTTTACCAGCGAGCTGAAAGCTAATGATTTCGTTGTAGTGGTGGTAGGGGGCGTGACTTACACGCTTGGCGTTAAGTCTGTTGAATCAGCGACTGCGCTCACCTTGGTTACTGCTTACGGTGGCGCAACCACTTCCGGGCTGTCATGGACGCCCGTGCCCAACGCAACTCTGGTTGGTATTACTGCGCAGGTTGCTGCTGATGTAGCGAAAGCGATTCGTGGGCTCAATCTCGACAAGGCTAACTGGCAGGGGATATTCACCGGCACAGGTAATGTTACTGTTAACCTCCCGGATGGAACCTCATGGACGGGTCCTGCGTGGAATGGAATTGCACAGACTATTTCAGGCAAGCTCGACAAATCTGGCGGTGAAATAACTGGCAACCTGACAGTCGATAAAGACCTTACTGTAACGGGAAAGGGGACTATTGGAGGGCCGCTGGCGCAGTCTGGCGGGGCAACATTTTACAATGGAGACCTTCTTGTAGATTCCGGAGAGGTGGTTGCCAAAAAATTCACCGATGCGGGAGGAGGTTATTATAACGCCGCTTTTGTTAAGTCCGTGCTTAGTGGGCGTGGCGCTAATGGAGATTCACGCGGGGCTTATGCTGCACTCCTATGCCAAGAGCAGGTCAACACTAAGTTTTCTGGATATATTGCTTTAAACGGTTTTGGCAACAATATACTTTTTGAGTTCAGAAACAACGGAAACGCTTACGCACCTCAGCAGTGGGTTTCATCATCCGATAAACGGATAAAAACCAATATTAAAAAAATAGAAGACCCTCTGGTGAAAATGCGCCTTATCAAAGGTGTTACATGGGACAGGCTTGACCGTTTCGCACCGGGTATTGGTTTTATTGCGCAGGATGTTCAGGCCGCTTTCCCCTCAGCCGTTTCTGTCTACGGCGACATGACAATGTCAGATGGAACTGTCGTTAAAGACGTTCTGGCACCGGATACTACCGGTGTGGCCGCAGCGCTTCACCACGAAGCTATTCTGGCTTTGATGGATAAGATTGAAAAGCAGGACGCGGTTATTGCAGAGCTGCAGGGCAGAATGAAAGCGATAGACGGCCTGGATGCATAAAAAAGCCCCGGCGACGGGGCAGAGTGTACCGCGCCAGTCTCAGCGGGCTGCGGGATGGGTCTGGTAAGCGTAGGTCAGCAGTTGAACGGGAGCCAAGCGATGGGCACAAAAAAGCCCGCTAAGTGGCGGGCCATTTATGCAAGGGAACGAAAAACCCGGCGCAATTGCCGGGTTTTGTTAATTAGGCTGCTTGCTTATGCTTCTGCTTAGCTGGACGCTTTGTTCTTTTCACTTCCTTAGAGTGAACCTCCTGAAGGATCCGCTTTTTCTCGCAGTCAGCGAACCTAGTCAGAACTTGCCTAATCAGTGGTTGATATCCTAAACCATTAAGGTCGGCTATCATTTTTAGATCTTCAATCAGAGATTTGTTCAAGCGGATTGAGATCGGATGCAGTTCAAGCGCCTCGTTGATCTCCTCTTCAAGGAGTTCACTAGACACTTTCACGTGAGCCTCGCTGCAACCAAGCTCACGGTTTTCCCATGCTTCATCTGTAGAAGCAATGAGATTAGCGTTTTCGGCTTGTTTTTCAACGGTTTTGCTCATAATTAACCTTCTTTTCCATATTTGTCATAGATGCGAATTTCATCGCTGTTGGGACTATATGCACTTCTGATAAAGACACCTTTTCCGGGCCGGAAGATGAAGATAACTTTCAGCTTCACACCATAGTCTGTTTCAGAAATGAACCACTTAGTCGGAGGGTCCGTCCTATGCTCTTCTCTATCATCTTCTAGGAACGCACCAGAACGGTTAGAGAAGCACTGCATGATGTCTTCTTCATTAACTGGCGGTTGCTTTTTCGACAGTTTTTGCCGAATTGCAGGAGAAATAATGAGATTCATTCTCTTTTGTAGACCCTCCGTGCTGCCCGTGTATATACAAAATATGATTTTGCGGTGATTTTATCAAGGTCCAGAAGGTAATAATTTCCTTCTGTTTAGCTTATCGGTAGCTTTTGAGATTAGCTTTAGACCAAATGAACATCTTTTTTTGTATATACAGAGTGTAGCATAATTTTACTGCGAACTTTCCTGTTCTGCGAAGTTAGCAGCTTAAGGTTAACGTTGACCGGATCCACTAGTGACAACTAAAAACCCTTTCGCCTCAACCCCTTTACAAATTTGCCCCCGCTCCGCCTTGATCAAATCTACCGATCGATATTACTGTTTATACATACAGTATTTATCACGGGAAGATTTACCATGGCGAGAGAGAGTGACATACACGCGGCGTTCACTGGAGCGATAACGAAAGACGGCCGGGGGCGTCAGATTGTCACCACTGCGGCATTCCAGAAGCGTCTGGATGACGTGAATCACGTGTGGACGCTGGCAGAGTGCAATCGGTGGATACGCTACTACCAGAACTTCTTCTTCGAGCTGGTCACAGAGGAAAGCGAGAATAAGACCTGGGCTCTCCGCAACATGGGCTACGTGAGGTAACTATGGGATTTCCATCACCAGCGTCCGATTACATCGAGCGACGCATCGACCTGAACGATGTACTGATGCCTCACCGCAACAACATGATCCTGATTGAGACGCCGGACGGGTTCGTGCTGGCAGATAAGTCACTCAAGCCAGTGCTGGGCGACAAGATTGCATTCCAGATAGGCGAGTTCCCGCAGGTGGGCAAATTGTTCACTACAGGCATTATCTCCTCAGACGGAGAGACTATCGACGGAGAGGGCATGGAAGGGATTATCGTGCTGGGTAAAGTGACGGCGGAGGTGGTGTCCGTTTATGAACCGCTCCGGCCGACCATCTAACAGTTAAGCCTCTTTGCCATCCAGCCAGTCTGCCCAGTACTGCATCATCTCTATGCGATTGTTGAGGTACTGGGCGTGGTTATAGATTCCGCGCGTTCCCTGTGAGTTCACGTGCGCCAGCTGCGCCTCAATTGCATCGCTGTTCCAGTGCATCTCATTCATGACGGTACTGAACTGGTGCCGGAAGCCGTGGCCGCTGGTCTGCCCCTCATATCCGATTCGCCGTATCACTCCCAGCACGGTGTTTTCACTGATTGGTTTCTTCTGGTCCGTGCGACCGGGGAAGCACAAGGCATACTGGCCGGTGACTTTCTTCAGGAAGGTGAGAAGCTCAACCACCTGGCTGGACATTGGCACGATGTGAATGCGGCGCCCCTTCATTACTTCGGCATCAATCGTGATGAGCCTGGTCTCAAAGTCGACGTCCGCCCATGCCATCGATCGCAGCTCTTTGGTGCGCAGGGCGGTGTAATGAAGAACCTGTGCCGCAATCTTTGCAATCACGCTGCCACCATACCCCTCAAGCGCTTTGTGGAACTCACGGATGCGGTTAATGGGCAGGAAAGGGTAGTTCTCTTTTCTGTACCCTCGCAGAGCATCAACAAGGTCCGGGGCAGGATTATATTTTGCCCGCCCGGTTACGATTGCATACCGGAAAACCTCGCCACATCTCCTCCTTGCCTTATCCGCTCTCTCCATGGCTCCGCGCTCTTCGAACAGGCGGATAACCTTCAGCAACACCATCGGCTCAACTTCTTCCATCTTCATATGACCAATGATCGGCAGGATGTCGTCAGTGAACATCCTGTGCAGCTCGTCAGCGTAGCCAGGTGACCAGACCTTAGACTTGTGGGCATACCACTCTTTGAAGATGTCGCCGAAGGTATCAGCATCCGCTTCCTTCTCTTTCTTCTTCAGTGACTGCTTTTGCTCTGCAGGGTCGACGCCGGCCAGGAGTTTCATCTTTGCTTCAGATTGCCGGGCGCGCGCTTCAGTGAGGGATATCTCCGGATAGGGACCGATGACGAGCGTCTTCTCTTTCCCGTCAAACCGGTACCGCAGACGCCATACCTTTTTCCCGGTCGGTGGAATGAACAGGAACAGGCCTGCAGAATCCGCCAGGCGATATGACTTTTCTTTAGGGCGTGCAGCATCAATCTGCTTGACGGTCAGCATGTGGGCATAATTCCGGGCATAGTTTTTGGTGTGCCCACAATATGCCCGCAAAAAGTCGGCGTAGTCAATTCATGTCGGTTCGCGTCGGTTGTGTATGATTTGCTGTGGAGTGCGATTCTGTAGGGGTTTTGTTCGTGTCGGTGCGGGCGGGTTCGTGGTGATGTGGTGTCCCCTGCAGGAATCGAACCTGCAACTAGCCCTTAGGAGGGGCTCGTTATATCCATTTAACTAAGAGGACAGCGGCGCGCAGTATAGCGCAAACAGGCAGTGAGATTCACTACATCGCCGTCCGTTTGCTCATTCCGCCAGCAATCCCGGTTTTCTGCGCGCGCTAACGTTACGTGCAGAAAGCGGAAACAGCTGTACTGAAGTCCGGGATGTCATCCAGACTGAAGCGGCACCCCGACTCTAAAAGCTTCACTCCCTCTTTACAGCAGCCACTTCCAGTAAACGTTTTTCAGACGCCCGCCTGGCAAATCGCCTTCAGCAAACAGACCAGAAAGGCAGACAGAGCGGTTCAATCTGCTCTGCCTGCCCTGGATTTACTCAGCCTTTTCCTGCTCTTCACGCTGGCGACGTTTCTCCTGCTTCTTCTTCTCAGCCTTCGCTTTAGCCACGGCCGCTTCACTCATGTCGTTGCGGATCTGCGCGTGGCTGATCAGGGCAAAAATCAGCGTGCCGCCGGTAATGTTGCCGAGCAGTGTCGGCAGGGCAAACGGCCAGAAGAATTCATGCCAGCTGATGCTGCCATTAAAGACCAGATAGAGCACTTCCACCGATCCCACCACGATATGCGCCAGATCACCCAGCGCAACCAGCCAGGTCATCATCACAATCACCAGCAGCTTGGCGCCGCCCGCCGAGGGGAACATCCAGACCATGGTGGCGATAATCCAGCCGGAGATCACTGCATTGGCAAACATCTCGCCGGGCGTATTTTCCATCACCTTCATACTGATGTTGGTAAACGCCTGACGGGTAGCCTCGTCAAATATCGGCATCTCATTAAACGCCAGCGCACCCAGCGCCGTCCCTATCAGATTACCCAGCAAAACGATGCCCCATAAACGTAATAGCAGAGCGCCATTACTCCAGGTCGGTTTGTGCATCACCGGCAGGACTGCCGTGACGGTATTTTCGGTAAACAGCTGCTGACGCGCCATGATGACGATAACAAAAC